CCTTTTTTAGCAGGATGAAAAATAATGTCATCCGCAAAATACTCCCCCTTGTATCCTTTATGCAGTAATGTCAGTACATAGTCTGTTTCCTCTCCACTTCCAAAAGCAGAACCTACACCCAGATTTTCATCAAACAGAATTATATCCTCAAATGCATAGTTTACAAAAAAAGTGATGGATTTCACAGTTTTTTCAATATTTCCTCTGGTCAATTTAAGATTTTTTTCAGACATTATTCCTGTTCCATAGTCTTTTCCTCTTTCAAGTGTCCTGCATGAATATATTCTCTTATCTTCATTTTCCTTAAAAAATTTCACTACTTTTTCCAATGTATCAGGCTGATATTCACAATCATCATCAGGAAATCCTGCAATACTCCCATCCATTACAAGTAATCCCCTGTTTCTGTTCAGGCTGAGACCTTTTCTATCACTTTTCATATACTTTATTTCAAAATCATCTTCATATTTTTCTAAAATTTTATAAGCCCTGTCGTCACTGTTCTGATCCACTGCAATAAGTTCAAATTCCTTATAAGTCTGTTCCTTTAAACTTTTTAAAAATAGCTCCAGTTCATCAGTAACATTTATTGTCGGCATTATTAACGAGACCTTCAATACTCTCACTCCTTTTTTGGTGCTGATTATTTAAATCTTATTTTTCTTTTTATATTAAATTTATTTAGTATTATATCATAAAATAAATGAATTATACAACAGATATTGAAAATAAAGACTTTAAAGAACTTGGGTGTATATTATATGTATATTACTTTAAAAACTTTTTATCGTTTTAAATAACATTATTCGGGGTTAGTAAATAAAAAAAAGAGGGTGACCGTTACTGGCCACCCTTATCCATTTTACTGTCGCAATAATACAGCAGTCCAATAGAGATTACAGTCGTGATAATTACTATTATAAGATTTTCGGTTATCATTATATCTCTCAACCCCTGTACTACTTCAGCAGGAGGTCCCCCTCCTTCATTTGCAATTCTTAACATATTCCGCATGAACTGATATTCCCTTATTTTTATCAAGGCTATATTTTCAACCAGGAAAAATAAAATAATCCTGATAATATATTTGTTTGCGTAATTGATTTTAGTGCTTTTCTGTGCGTGCTTGTGTTCCCTGTTCGGGAACAGTTTTTCCCATAAAGTTTTTTTAGTCACCATTCTTATCACCATCTCTTTTATTGGGAGGGAAGTATCTGTCAATCAGCCTGTCCAATATCGTAGGCATCTTGACAATAGCTAACTCGGACAAAGGCTCAATCAGGAACCCGATCCCGAAAATGATAAACATTATTGCTACGTCAAGCTTTAAAATTTTTGGGAACAGGATCATGAGAAAAATATAAAGGGCATCTGCCAATGCCCCATTTAAAAGCCGTACCCAGAACGGCTTAATATCGATTTTATTATTTGCCCGGAACGTTATATTCCCTAGAAATCCGAGCAGTACGCCGTATGAGATCATGACTACCTCCTTCGCCGTTTCAGGATTTAAACCAAAAAACATAAATAACTCCTTTCTTTTATATTACAGTACAGTAGGATTTTCCTTTTTTTCAATATTAAATAACTCCTGTATAACTGTTTTTAAATCACATTTCTTCCTTGTATCTGCCAGTACCTCTGTCAGTACTTCTTCTCCTATCTCTTCAACAAAATTGGGAATAAAGGGCCTGTCTATTGTCTTTTCTTTTTCAAGCAGATCCTCCAGTTTATCCCAAAAACCGTTATAAACTTCCTGGAATTTTTCGATTCCAGCTTTCCCTTTGCTTAAAATTTCTGTTCTGTAAATCAGTGTTTTTGCCAGTTCTATAATTTTTCCCGTAATGTAAATTTTTGCTGCTATTCTGTCCATAATTATCTTCTCCTTTGTTATATTTGTTTTATATCTAAAATTGTTTTAAATTGATTGTAGGGCAAATACGTAAGCCTTTTTTTCTATAAACTCAATTTTTTCATTTTTTGAGCCTATAAAATTTTTTAGACTTAATTTTTTGAAATTTTGAATCTTAAACTGAAGTTTCAAAATAATTTTTTACTGCAGCAACATAATATTTTGCAAGTTCCTTCTTTGTTTCTTCCAGCACTTTCATATCATTTTTATTTGTTATAAATCCGCTTTCTATGATGATACATGGAGTTGTTGTTTTATAAAGCAATGTCCAGCCTCTGTCTCCTTTGACACGTGGCTTTATTCCTCTATTTCTTAAATGTGTTGCTTCCACATTTGCCTCCTGCATAAATTCGGCTAATTCTTTGCTTTTTTTAGAATTATGCCAGTACAACATTTCTGACCCATGTGCTGTTTCATCTGCTGCATTTAAGTGAAAAGATAAAGTAATATCTTCTTTTTCTGCATTTTTGTTGATTTTATAAGGCAATTCAGAATAATATTCTTGATTTACTATAGAATAATTTAAACCTTGTTGCTCACATTCAGGGACAATGTAGTTGTTTACAAAGTCCTTATTCCAATCATGTTCCTCAAATCCATTTCCACATGCCCCCGGATCCTTTCTAACTCCTCCATGTCCAATGTTCAATATTACTTTTTTCATTTTATATCAGCTCCTTTTCAATAAATTTTTCTTTTATTTTCACGCGATTCAGCCAACCTTTTAAAAATCCTTCCTGTGAGCTATCCCTTGCTGCAAGATTTTTGTAAAATACTCTCTGTATTTCATGATACTCTTTCAGAAATGTTTCAGGATCTATTGCATTTATTGCTTCTAGTGTTTTGTTTCCAATAATCCCATCTATGACTAAGTTTGCTCCAAATTTATTTGCTACAATTTGAGCTTTTTTTATTCCTCTTCCTCCTGAATTAACTGCCCAGTCAAATATTGATAAAGCAACTCTGTCATCTGTTATTTTATCCAGCTTATTCCCTAAATAATACTTTTTCAGATAAATATTTTTTGCAAAATCTTTTGTTAAATTCCTCATATCTCCAGCATATCCAAAATTTCTTGCTTCTTCTTCAGTTATACCCCAAGTAGTTTTACCACCTCTATCATTTTTGTCATCAGTGTAACCACCTTCTACTTCAAAAATATAATCTAAAAATTTCTTAAATCTATCATCCATTTACATCACTTTCCTTCCTAATAATTCCATAAATTTTAAATACTTAAATAACTTGCTTGGACTAAATGCACTTGCTTTTAATGTCTTTAGATTGTAAGTCAAGCTATCGTCTAGTCCCTTATTTATTAAGTGCAGACACAATTCACTACAGAAATATTTATCTTTATGTTCTATTCCTAGCTCCAGTAATTGAGCTAAAAATATTGCCCAATAATCGTAACCCTTACCTTTTAATCTTTTAAATTCTTCTAATACTATCGGTATTTCAATATGACTATCTAGTTCAAAGATATCCATACTGTCCTTGTAGATAAAAGGCTTGATACGGACGCCCCCAGGGTTACTTAAATACACATAATCATTGTACACCAGCTCGCAATGGCTATATTTACCCAGTGTCCGTAGTGCTATTAATAATCCTACTATGCTCTTTGGTTTGTGAAAGCTAATATACAGCCTGTCTTTTTCAAGTTGCATAAAACACCTCCTAGTTTTTCCAAAGTTTTTCAAACTCTTTTCTTGCATTAAAGTTCTTAAGTTCTTCATCTGATAAATTCGCAAGGTTTTCTCTTAATACTGTTTCTGTGTGCATTGCTTTCGTTGTCTGCTCTGTCATTATTTTAGACAGTTCCAGTACATCCTGCATTGTCAATGTTACATACTCATCTGTTCTATCCTTGTTTTTAAATTTCCATCCATCAAATGTTGCCTTTTTAGTAGCCATCATCATTGTTACAATATTATTTAAATTATTTTTATCAAGCTCCCTATTACGCTGCAGATATTTTTCTTTGTATACAAATTCTTTTTCTGAATGTTCTGTTTTTAATTTAGACAGCTCCTGTTTTATTTGCTCAACCTTAAAATCTCTATTAAATACAATCTTTCCATCTTTTATTGTTTCGCATTCTTTCAGCTTTACAATTTTACCATTAACAAAATAGTTGTCAGGAGCTGTTTCTACCTCTTGATATTCTATTTCTTCTACCACATCTCCGACCATAGTCGGAGCTATCATAGATACATCTTTATTTGTACTTAAGACTAATTGAGTATCTTTGTTGTACATAACCTTTAAAGTGTCTTTATCAAATTTCTTAAGCTCCTTGTACCAGTCTTTATTATCTTTATCAAAGATGGCAATATACTTCATGCCATCCTCAAACTGTTTTATTTCAGTTCTGTCTACTATAAATTTCATTCTATCCTCCTAACTTTTTATCCAAACGGTGTGTTATACCAGATCTGTCCTCCACCGCCACGTCTTGCTTGAAGTGCTCTCATTGTAACTACATCAACTAAGTGATCGGAATTTGTGTTTAACACACTTGTGACAACATATCCTTCTCTTTCAGTAGCTTGATTAGCGTACATAACAGTACATGCAATGTGTCCAACCAGTCTTATCTCTCTCACAGTATCATTGTCACTCCTCCAGAAAAGATCCGTAGTACGATTATACGCATCATTTGCTTTTGCCCATAAATTGGTACGGTCAGCATCCATATTGTTCATCCTTTGGTCTCTGGTGATCATATCATGATTATCCATTATTTCACACCATCCGCCTCCAGCACGACCTGGTACTTTATAATAAGCACGACCTCCGTTCATGTGAAATGTACCCATATGATCCCCATTTTCAAGATACATGTGAAGATACCTAGGCATCCATGCCTCAGAAAGATTTGCCCTTATGATGTAATCATAATTATTGCTATTCCTATATCCTCTATCCCAACGCATGTATGGCGACAAATCTGGCTTTGGTGCTATCTCTTTAATTTTCGCATATGTTATTATCCCTGCCTTATTTTCTTCAGCAAAGTCAGTATATTTAACTCTTTTTTCCAGTTCATCATTTATTATTTTATTATCTTCAACAAAATCAATTCTTTTAGGATATTCACTCCCTATCCATTGATTTAATCCTAAACTTGTTTTTTTCTGTGCTGGCATTTTTTTACCTCCTATTCTTTGTATTTCTCTCTATCATCCCAATTTAAATTTAAACTATCCCACATGTCCCAAGTTTTATTATATCTATCAAATTCATCCCAGGTCATGTAGCTGTAAACTATTTTATAACCTAAATGGGCAGGCTTATTCAGCTCTATAAAATTGATAAAATTATTTAAATTAGGCGGTATTCCGTATATGCTTGTAAATTTTATAACAAAATAATACTCGTCAAATACTTCTGTCACTTCAATTTCCCCATTTGTAAATATCCTGGCCTGTTCTTTTAAGTTATCTGGGGAAAATATCCGTTTTGACAGCAAACGGAATAGAATTCTCTCTCGTCTGTCCTGCAGACTTAATCCCAGGTCAAATTCTAATTCCATAAATCTTTCATATTTCAGGATCTGTTCCTCGTTAAAAAAATTTAAAAAAACAAATTCTTTATATTTTTCAATGTCATTTTTTATCTTTTGAGTCTCTGCTATTAAACTCTTTATTAGATCCACCTGCAGACTGTTTCTGGCAACTTTGGAGATTACTTTTATTTTATTGTTCATTGATAACAACCCCAGTCACTATCAATATCTCATTCCTATCTACAGTTATATTTTTGCTATCGTTATTTATCAGAACTTTACAATCTTCAACTCCATTAATGGATAAAACTATTTTTTCAACCCTGTTAATTGATAAAACTTCCTTGCTGTTTAAAGTGTATAGTGCCGAGTTATCTTTTATCATCTGCTTTATTTTTGAGCTGATTAGATCCGATACAGTATTTAACTTTGTTCCTGGACTTAAAATAACGCTTACGGATACGGCAATATTCTTGCCATCAAAATTCGTCACTGTAACGTTGGCTCCGATTGGTCTGCCATCAATTTGTTCTATCCTTCTTTTTACCTTTTGTATCAGTTCGTTATCGGCCAAAGTGTTGTTATAGTTCGAGATTCTGACTCTTACTGTTCCATTCCCATTCCACAGCGGTTCAACTAACACTTTACCCACCCCATCTATTTCCTTTGCCCATTTTTCATAATCATATATATTACCACTATGTGCAGGTTTTAATATCCTTTCCTTTGCTCTTGATATTAAACTGTCATTAGGCTCTTTTTCATAGCCATTCGTGAAAGCTTTTTCATTAGTCACTGTGAAGATGTCGGCATTAGCTATTTCAAAATTTACTATCTCACCAATAGCACAATTTCCAACCTCTCCAATTTGCAAACATTCTACTTCTGCAACTGCTTTTCCATTGAATGCTATGGTTGTATCGTAAAGCAGCTTATATTTTGTGCTGTCCGTTTTCAATACTATTGCTCCTGCAGATATTGTAGTGTCAGCTTTTCCACTTATTAATATTTCTCCTCTTGCCTTAGTTCCTTGCTTTCTGGTCACTCCAAAAAGCATCGCATGATAATCTATAAACTCGTCTTCTGTCGCCGTATCAATGAAAGTTTGATTGACCCAGAATTCTAATGACTTATATATACTTTCAGCTTCTATCCCATAAGCACTTGCTATATCAAAATTAAAAGTTCCCTCTATTTTGGAAAAATTATTTTCCAGATTAGACAGAAAATTATTTCTAGCTTCTACTTTATTCAATATAATCCACCTCGCTCTCCCCATAAATAGTAGATACATTAAAAGATACTTTTAAATGATTGTCATCACTGTTGTACTTTAATTCAAAATTATAGCAGTCCAAAATATACGGATTGACCAGCAGGCAATCTTTGATTTCTGAAATAATCAATGCATTTTTCACGCTTTCCTGGTATATTGTACCGATATGCACATCCAAGTTATTTCCGTAACTGTCAGAGTGTATTCCGTAAAAATTTCTTTTTGTTTTAAGTGCTTTGAATATCCATACTTTAAGTGCTTCTTTTTTCGTCACTTCAATAAGGTTATCTCCATTTTTTAACGGCTCCAATGTACCAAAATCAATCGCATATTCTGTAAAAATAGGTAATTCCTCTTTTTCTTTTTTCCCGTCCTGTTTTAAAAACAACGTTTCAAAGTCCATAATCACACTCCTTCTATCGCGCTGCTTGGCATTTTCACTATTTTACTGACTACCACATAATGCACACCTAGCACCAATACCAGCACTTCATCCCCAATTTTTAAGGTATCCTCAAACCATATATCTTTGTGGCTTTTATATGTTCCAGAACCCTTAACTGTTGAATGATCATGAGTATGCTGAGCTGGTCCGTTAGCAGTAGCTGTTTGGGTAGTCGCGTCAATAGTTATTTCATCAATTACTCCGTCTATCTTGTAAAGTCTGTGATAATTCGGCAATAAAAAATTAGAGCAGTATATCTGCTCCGAAGGTATTTCTACATTATCAAATTTTATTTTCAGTTCTGGTGGTGGACTGGTAACACTAGCCCTTATAAAATTGTTAGCCTGCTGTTGTACTCCGTTGTCAATCATATCGTTAATTATTTCAAACATGCTCATTATTTACCACCTGCTTTTTTTCCTTCTTTTTCTTTTTTAGTTTTCTTACTTTTCTTACTTTTTTTATTTTT